TCATACCAAAGGCTGTCTGAGCTTAATTGCATTAGTATATAAACCTATCCCTATCTTTATTTTTTCTTTTCTTAAACGATCTAAAAAATTTTGATATATAGTATTTAATGTATATCATTTTTAAATGCTTCCTTCTACTAGTTGTTGAACGTACTCTGAAAAATGTTTTCTAATGGACCCCATTGGTCTTGATCCATAAGAGTCCCATATTCTTTTATACTCTAATACATTTGCAAATGTTGTTGGGCACACCACTATGCCATTGTACTCTCTTAGTACAGTTGGAAGTGGAACATGCTTGCTGCAGCATTTGCAATCTTTTGCTCTATCCTGATATTCGCTCATATTATCTGCATCCTGTCCATTGCTTCTCTTAAGTCTTCAGGCATTCTTGGTGCCCTAATCATATTATAAGATGTCGTATCTGGGTCATCTTTGGTCCCAAAATCATTGTCGTAATTCATAGATTCGTATGTATGAATATTAATTTCTTGATTGCCGTCAAACCTAGTTCTGCTGATAGAATTGAATATAGCGCCACAAGTAGCGTCCGCCAAGTCTTTAGAGCCTTTTCTAGGGTGGTCAACCTTATCTCTCATAATTCTGAGCTGGCATAGCTCATCTATAAGTAGCGGTATGTGGGGGCCAATTAATCTTTCTTCAGCAACAACCATTGCCATGTCATCATAATGTTTTTTTGCAACCGACAAAATCTCTGTGTTAATTCCATATTGCTTTAGCTGCTGCATCATATCGTGGGAGTTCCATCTATCAAATGTGCATATTGCAATATTAAATCCTCTTGTTTTAAGAGAAAGAATATAATCTTTAACTTCCGTGAAGTCTACGGATTTATCTGGTGTTGGGGTCCAATATCTAACTGCATCAACCTCTACAATTGGAGCGGGCTGGGAGTAGGTGTCTGTGACTTTTACATTAACCCACTTATTAATATGAGCCATTGTTACTGCACAATGGTCATGCTTTTGAGCTAAGTCTACGTGTATGTAGTATTTTTTATCTGGGTCTGGGAGGAACCATTCCTCTAGTCTTCCAAAATTATCTACAGCTATCTGACCAACATTGAAAGCTTTCTCTACCTTTTCTCTTGACTTAAAGAATGCGTCAACTGCGTCTGGTGGCATGCAAGCAAATCTGGATAGTGCATCTGTTGGGTTTGTATAAAATGCAGTTTTAAAATCATCAATCTTTCTTACTGGGTTTATCTCCCATGTTGGCCTTTTTATTGCATAAACTTTTGGAATCTTATAAGATATTATATGATCTTCTTCCCATTGTATTTCAAACTCATTGCCCTCTGTTCCGTCTGGGAGCTCTTCATACATCTTAAATTTATGGTCTCTAATTACTGTTTCTTTTTCTCCAATGACAGCATCATATCTTTGCTGAATATAGTCGTTCTTAAATCTTGGAAAAGAAAGCAATATGACTTTACCAAAGTCTGGGAATCTTGAGTCTACGGATGCCCTATACATATCATAGACTGCGCTACCAGTTTTTGCTTGATCGTGACCAGTTGTATTTTCAATTGCAAAACCAGAAATCTCATCTAGGATTACAACAATAACGTTATAACCTTCCCACGCTTCTCTTTCTGAGTGACCTGAGTGTACTGTGATCGCTTTTTGAAACTGTATCTCAGAGGCTTTGGCATAGTATTTACCAATGAACCATGGAGACTTATCTATGCGGCTTCTAAAGCCTTTAAAGAATACGTTGCTTGCCTGTTGTGAGTTAATTGCAATATTAATGATATCAATTGAATCGCCAGGTGGCTTTCCATAATATGTTGCTGGGTCTTTTAGGCACAATAGCAAATATACTATATACGCAACTGCAATTGTTGAACAATAGTCTTTGCCAGACCCTTTTCCTAACTGTGCAACAACTTCATTTGCCGTTTGCTTAAACCTAATTGATCCTTCTTCTTCACCAAATAATTTTTTTAATGTTGATTCTTTATATATTTGCGAGCTTTTCTCTATGAGGGTATACTGATAATCAGATAAAAGTGGAAGCCCCAGGTAATTTGGGTCATTGACAAATGTTCTTAGGTCTACTGGCTTTTCTTCGAACTCTTCACCATCAAGAATATCAATTAGATCTGAAAAATCAAACGACACTGACTACCCCCTGAGATTTTCTAGCGGTGTCTTTCTAAAATTATGCCCCTTAGAAACTTTAACATGTTTAAAAAAATGTCCTACTGAAAAATATCTTACATCGCTTAATACTTCGTCTACCCCATGTTTGCATTTTTGTTCTGCACCGTGAATAACAAGGTCGCCCTTTTCTGGCTTGTACCGCAGGTCATTTTGTTCTGGGTAATAGACTTCCCCGCCTTCAAAATCATTAAAATAAATTATAGTTCCATGAGTAATTAAATCAGCCAAGTCAAAGTCATCACCTTCTTTATAGATTCCAGCCTCAAGCCGAACTTCTTTAAACTGATCTATGTCTGAATGTGGCCTTCTGCTAGCACCTTTTAAAAGCTTTGAAGCTCTGCCACCAGGAGTTGCATAACAACCATCTAACATTATTGATGCAATTCTTTTTTTAACTGCTCTTATTGATTCTGTCTGCTCATGGCTTATAAAATAATCTTTTGCAGTTGCAAGAAAGGGTGGCTGCCAGACATCTTCTGGCAATGAGAGTATATCTTTCATAATTGATTCGCACTCTTCATCTGACATGAAGTGTTTATAAACAAATATTTCATCGCCTATTTCTATAAAGCCATCTTTATTGAACATTAGTTATAACCTCTGCATCATTTATATTAACCGCTTCAACGATACCAGTAATCTGAGATAGGCGTTTTGCTACATCCATCTTACATTTTGGACAACCAGAAGTCACTTCTTTTAATATACCAACAAGTAGCTCTTGCTTTCTTTCTGTCTCTGCAATCTGTGAGGCTATTTGTGAGTTTTCCAATACCCCAACAGACTGTAGCATTGCTATTCTTTTTGTCTCTATATCTGCAATTAGCTTAAGAGATGCTGCTTTTATATTTAACTGACCCTGAGTATCTGCATCCTCTACTGTCTTCCACGCTTCTTTGATTAGCATTGCGTAGTGTTGATCAGCTCCAGAAATTGCCTCTCTTGCACGGTCACGAATATTGCTATCGTTATGTACAACGGACTTCCACTCGTCTAGGTATTCTAGGACTTCTTTTCTTGAGTATCCAGTAAGTGTTGCTATCTGGGTTGCTGAATTGCCCTTTAAAAGCTCTTCTACGACCTTATTCATGCGGTCAAAATGTACTGCTGGCTCTAATTCGCTCATATGTAAATTATACCACGTTTTAGTTGACTAAGACTTATTGGCTATTTTAAGAAGAATTAAATATCCAATTAGATCATCAATATCATTATCTCCAGGGAATGCCTTATCATTTTGAATTCTATTTAGCTTGTCATCAATACGTACACGGATCTGTTCTTTTGAGTCCGCCTTTGAAAATATACGAATGGGATCAAGTGCTGAGTTTCCATATGATATATTTTTCTTTATAAGCATCTCTGCTGTTTCAAGGCACTCCACTATAATCTTAGGGCCTGACGGTGCATCGGTTGCAATTAATTGAAGGTCTGTTATCCATGCTTGGTATCCGCCATCTTTATTTGGGTATTCGCTCATTTTTTTCTTAACAATCCAAACTCTTGTAAATATCTCTGTATGGTCATAGCAGAGACTCCGCACTCTTTACCTATTTCTGTGACTGTTTTCTTTTGTACTACGTACCTTCTATATAGCCAATCCTTACTCTGATAAAGCTTCATCGCTTAGTAAGCACCTGGTTACTATAATGTGCAATACCAAAACTATCTGCAACATCAAAATCCACAATTTCTAAACCATATTTCTTATTAAAGTAGTCAGCAGTTCTTTGCTTCCTCATATTTCTTAATTGATTTTTATACCATGAATCTGCGTACCCTGGATTAAGTAATCTTATTGAAGACTTCTCATCTTTTGTAGGGTTCTTGTTGCCAATGTACGCCTGCCACGAGGATGGGCTAATAGTGATAACCTTAGCACCAGTAGACATAAGCTCAGCAATAACAACTCCATATACATAGGACAATTTTATCACAGCGTCTGGTGATCTGACAAGTATCGCACCTTCTACAGCAATATAATCACTCTTAAGTTCATCTAACATCATTGCCATTTTATTTTTTGCATCGTAAATTTTTTCATATATATCTTCGCCAACTAAATTTATTTTTCCCCATTTTAATGGTATGTCGTTTTCCATTAAGCAAAAAGCAATAGAGTTAGTAGATGCATCTATACCAAGAACCCTATAAGCCTTAGTTTTTACAAGACTAGCTAATTTCATCGACTATCCCTTGCAGTAGATTTTTTAGCTTAGCACTTGATTTTTTAATACAGGATGAGCAAACATCATCTGAGTTGTATCTGCTTAGCTGGGACTTGCATTTTTTGCATAACCTGACGGCACCCTTTTTAATAGCTTTTTTCTCATAGTATTTTTCCATGATCCTTTTGTTGGTAGCAATTCGACAGCACTCATCTGTGCAATATTTTTGATTGTGTGTCTTTGCTTCAAAATTTTTTTTACAATCCTCGTTGAAGCAAATCATATTTTAGGCACCTGATACAATTCTATCTGTACAGTTCCAACTGGGCCAGATTTGTCATAACAAGCTTTCTTGACTGGGCAATATGTGCAAGGCATCTTAGACTTGGTTGATCCTGCTGGCCTTACTGGAAGATCTCCGTTTTGAAAGTTATCCCAAACTTGCTCCATCCAAGCAAATGCTTCTTCAATAATTGCTTTATTCTTTTCATTCATTGAAATTGGAATAATCAATATCTCTTGAGTGTTCTTGTTTTCATACAGGAAGAATCCTTCTTTGGCATTCTTCAACTTCATGTATGTCAATAGCTGAAGCATATGGTTTGCTGATGACTTCATCTCTGACTGTCTTGTATCCCATACTTCTTGTTTTGCCGTCTTAATTTCACCTATGACAGTTTCACCATCATACTCCATAATTAAATCTATAAAACCCCTAATTGGAGGGTATTCATTTATAATTTCTTCTTCTTCAGATTTCCACTCTGGCATTGTTTTAATAAGCTTTTGAAGTCTTTCGTGAGCTTGGGTTCCTTGTGCCATATTAGCTACAGCAACTGCATCATTATCATCAATAAATACTGCCCCAGAAAAAGCCATATACCAATATCTTGGACAAGTCCCATGTCCGTATCCCAGAGAACTTGGGCTAAAAGATTTCTTTGTCATTTCGCCATCTGCTCTTTTTGTATTTCGGTATGACTCATCTAGCAAAGATGCAAATTTTTCTGGATCAAAAAACTTTCCTGTATGCTTCTTAAACTTAAGATTCTTTACAATATCTCTAGCCATTTATGAGTTGTACCTAACGACATACTTAAGTGCATCTACAAGTTTGTCTATGGACTCCTTTACTGAATAGTAAACATTCTTCTTATTGTTATTTACAGTCCCCGCTTTATCTTTAGCAATAGTTGAATACACAGAAGACATTACCGCAAACTTAGTAGACATTGCCTGTAGCTCCATAATAAGCATGGGGGCTTTTGCTGAAGGAACATCTGGTGTCATCAATAGCTTTACAACAATAGCCAACGCTTTGTCTAAATGCTCATCTTGCATATACTCATGCAGATCATTGAATTCTGTTATATCGCTAATTAATTGAAGTGTGTTCTTATCTTCCGCCATTTTTAATCCTTTTGTCCCATTTATCAATGAATAATCCAAGCGGATACCCAATAGTAAATCCTAGCATTAATCCTAATAAAAAGATAGTCATTTATTATCTTCCCTGTAAGTGACACTCATCTTGACATTATCAGACTCATGATAACCTAAACTATTTCCTTTTTCATCAACAGCCTTTTTATACATTTTTAGTCTTGGTTTACCCGCTGCAACTGCTGCTTGAATTACATCTAAGTATTCTTGTCGATCTTGAACTCTTTTATCTGGCGGATATATGTCTGAAAAGATTTCTACATTAGAGTCTTTAAATTGTGATATTGATATGGGAAGAACACATGCAACGTTTGTCCCAGCTGGTACAAAATACTCTCTGTTTGCCTCATGTAGTTTCCATACAATAGGAAAACTACCAGTAAATACAGATGTTGAGAGTACTGTTGTTATAACCTCTGCTCCGTCTATAAACTCATTTGGCACTGGCATGGTAAGCATGCTTACCTCTGGCTCTGTTCTTAATATTAAATTTGTATTGAAGCTAACTGTTCCTTCTCCACGGCCTGACCAAACATACTGCTTTCCTAAAATTGCTTCTGCTGGGTTTTTTCTGTCTCCGTCCCAAGAGAATGATATGTCTTCATCAAAATAAATTCCGTATCCTAATGAATTTGCAACTGTTATAGGAGTGCAATTGTATGTCATAGAATGCATCCAGTCACGCTTTGGACCAAGCGGCCTTATTTTTGCAGATACCAGTCTTTCATTATCCTTATATCCCTCTACCTTATACATTATTTGCCTCCCAAAACTCAATAAGTTCTTCTAAAATTGCCCACTCTATAACTCCAAGCCTTACCTTTGACTCTGTTCCTATAATAATCTTTAGCGCTGGATACATATCTCTATTCACCTTAAATGTGTCAGTGCATATTTTTGACCAAACATCTTTATTAAGAGTAAATGATTTTGAAGCCTCTTTATAATCAACAAGGAACTGATTCCACTGTGCATCTCCTTTTTGATAGTCTCCCCTGCCACTATTTTTTTGAGCTTTAGCGCCGTCTCTTTTAACTTCTGATCTTTCTGACAAGTCAATCACCAACTATAACTTCTTCTGCAGAGGAAACTGTTATCATCTGTAAATCATTTGAAACATAATCGTCTTCATGCTGCTGTACTTCTTTGTCTCTGCCAGCATAACTTAGTCTATATTTAGAAACCCATTCCTCTTCGGAATCCATTCTATAATCTATGAATGATCTTAGGAAGTATCTATCGGAGCCCTCAAATCCTTTTACCGCATGATAGAAAGGCTCTGTAGATGGCATTACAACTGCATCTCCTGGCTGTGGCTTATACGTGTAGCTTTTATTTGATAT